CGAATAAATAGGAGTAAAATTCTGGATATCGAATAATAGCGCGGATTCGATCTTATCCGGTGTGTATTTATGTTTCCGATAATGTAATTGAAATACTAATGGCGTCTTCGGCGTCGGCGTCGGTGCTGTCATTATTCCTAAATTAAAATACTGGTATGGTAGATAAATAGAAGTTATAAATCCGTTTCAAACGGACCTCGGATGATTCCATTCCATTCGTAAAATATGTCATAAAATAATATACACCATTTTTATTACTGATATTAGATGAATTTAGAACTCGCGAAGTTCGATATGAAGGCGATCAGTTTTCGTCCCGATGAAAATAAGGGACCGGTTATCGTTCTCATTGGGCGTCGTGATACCGGTAAAAGTTTTCTCGTTCAGGACTTGATGTTTCACCACCAGGATATCCCCATTGGAACAGTCATCTCAGGGACAGAAGCCGGAAACGGGTTTTTCGCCGCCCATGTGCCAAAATTATTCATCCATGATGCGTATAATACAGCGATCATTGAAAATATTCTCAAGCGTCAAAAAGCAGTCCTGAAGCAGGTTAAAAAGGAAATGGATATGTATAAAAAGTCGTCCATTGACCCGCGTACATTTGTCGTTTTGGATGACTGTCTGTATGACAACAAGTGGACGAAGGATGTGATGATGAGGTTGCTTTTCATGAATGGGCGTCATTGGAAGGTCATGTTAGTCATCACAATGCAATATCCCCTGGGTATCCCTCCAAATCTCCGCACCAATATCGACTACGTTTTTATCCTCCGCGAACCATATATTGCGAATCGTAAGCGAATCTATGACAATTATGCGGGTATGTTCCCCACTTTTGAGAGTTTTTGCCAGGTCATGGACCAGTGTACCGAGAATTTTGAGTGTCTCGTCATCAATAACAATGCGAAGTCGAACAAATTACAAGACCAAATCTTCTGGTATAAGGCGCAACAGCACGGTCCTTTCAAGTTGGGCAGTAAGGAGTTCTGGGAAATATCGAAGAATCTCGGTTCTGACGACGAAGGAGAGCAGTCGTATGACCCAAACGCCTCGAAAACCAGTAAGGCACCGAAGATTAATGTGAAGAAGAGTAAGTGGTGATGGAAAGCGCTTCTCATTTTGGAGAAGCGATCTGCTAAAATTAGCATTTTAATCATAATTCTTGCTTTTGATTTATAAAAGCAAGTGTCATTTTTGACGTCGCTTTCATAAAAACCGCTTTTGATTTACAAAATCAACTGATATCATACCAATCGCTTTTATAAAATCCGCTTTATTTTATAAAAGCGAATATTCTCAACCCATAATCCATCCAAAATGCGTGTGAACATCGGCGTTAATTGAAATACGTAATATCGTATACTACAGTCCAAACGACTATTACTTCAATTTTTATCTTGGTTTATTATTCTAAAGCGTTTTCATAAAAGCACTTTTATTTATAGAAGCGGAAACAACTTAAAGACATCCGTCTATACATAGTATAACATACGCTCATAACGATGTCCTCCGCTTCTTCTGTCTGCACTGCCTCTTCCGATACCCTCAACATTGTTGAACTAATCGAAAAGAATCCGATTACAAAGTTGTCTCAAACATACAACAATTTTCTCCTCGAAAAAATCCAAGAAAACTTCAGCACATTCGAACAACAATTGTTTGTCAGTAGTTTTTATTGTTATCTGAATTATGATAAGACTACTGACTTCGTCGTTGATTTGGATGATGTGTGGAAATGGTTGGGGTTTGCGTCTAAATTCAATGCTATACGCGTAATTGAACCCAACTTCAAACTCAACGTAGATTATACTGTGTCAATTCCTGAATTTAAAAAATCAGAACAAAAAGACCAACCATCTGGTGGTAGTGACGAAGAACAACCATCTGAATCAACAGTTCCGTCTAAACCAAAGAATGGTGGGCAAAACAAGCAAACAATCAAACTCACCATCCGATGCTTCAAATCACTCTGCTTGAAAGCACAGACCAAGAAAGCCGGTGAAATCCATGACTATTATTTGCGCCTGGAAGAAATTATTCTTTTGACCGTTGACGAACAAACAACTCAGTTACGTGCGCAACTCGAACAAAAGAACGAAGTTATCAGCACCCTCAACCAAGCCACCATCACCCTGACCCAAGAAAAGAAACGAGCAATTGAACAAACCCTTATCAGCCAATTTCCAGTGAATACTCAAACAATTTACTTTGGCACCATTGACAATACAAACGCCGACAACGAGAAACTCATCAAATTCGGACAGACTAACGACTTGGCCACCCGGGTCGCAGACCATCACAAGAAATACACAAATTTCATCCTCACCGCAGCATTTCGTGTCACAAACAGGTCCGAAATTGAAAACAATATTAAAGCACACCCTAAAATCAAGCGCCAAATTAGGACAATCGAAGTTGCCGGTAAAAACAAAACCGAAATCATCGCATATGACAGCACCAATTTCACAATTAACCGCCTGACAAAGCACGTCGAAGACATCATCCATTCTACAATCTACAATGTGGAGAACTTCAACAGGCTTATTCAGCGCAATCAAGAATTGGAAGCCGAGAACGCAAAGCTTGTCACTGATCTCGAATCAAAAAAGAAGGCAATCCACGACCTCACACTTGCGAACAATGAACTCCGCGAGAAGACCGCGCAACAGTCGCAGGCGCTTCAAGTTGTTGCGACTGAGAATGAATCCCCCTTCACTCAACATATTCTTTTACCCGACGATGAAATGACGCAAAAATTCAATCAATTCGTCGCAACCTGCTGTATTGTGCGCCCCGATGTGGAAGAGGAATCCGTAAACATTGAAGGACGTTTTCGTCTTTGGTCCCATATAAAACCAGCGAAAGAGACCTTCCACGCATTGAAGCATTATATGGACGTCAAATTTAAACCCAAACGTATAGGTCGTATTCACGGCTATCAGGGTATCAAATTGAAGACAGTGGAATATAAGAAGGTCATCGCAAACGAAGCCGAAAACCCAGCGCAGTTTAGTGTGGAAACCTTTATTTTCCAGTGCTGTAAATTCTCCGACACCGGCAAAATCCTGAACTCAACGCTCCTGAAAGAGTATCAGCAATGGAAAATCTCAGTGGGACAGACTCCCAGCGAAAATGATATGAAGAACCTGAAGACGTATTTGAATGCTTCCCCCAACGCACTGAAGGCCTGTGTGTGGAGTGAGAATAATTCGAATGAAGGATTTTATGGCCTAGAAATCATGCAAGGTTTTTATGCTATTAATAAAAACGCGGTACAAGAACAAGGTGCAAACCCCATCATCGGCGTTCAACTTTCAACCAGCGGTAAGAAAGTCGAAAAACGATTGGTCGCATCAAACCAAGTCATCAAAACGTGGAATACGATCGCGAAAGCGTCAGAATCCGAAGGTTTTTCAACCGCGAAAATGAGTCGCAGTGTAAAAGACAAAACAGTCTTCAATGATTATTATTACTGTGTAGCCGTTTAATCTATTCGATAAACCGTATTACTCGCAGTAATAATAATCCACATTTTTGTGGGTCTGTATAATTCAAATACTTATTCATCCGCCGCCGCCTCCGCCTCCGCGCCCGCGCCAGTCAGTCTCGACAACCCGTGGTCATTATTTTTATCCATAACGACATCCTCGCTCTCAAAGAGTTCCTTACGCATCTCTTCCACAGTCATAGATACAGACGCCGTCTCGTCACCCGCATTCCAAATACCGCCACCGACGCCCTCACTGCTCGCAAGGTCACGCGGTTTCGCATCCACCAACGTCTCGCCATCCTTCGCCAACATCTGTGTCAACTTATTCCCACTATCCTTCGCCAACTTGATATTCTCCTCAATCGCCTTCGCCTTCGTCTCCTTGACACGCTTATCGAACTCCGTCTTCGCCTGCTCCTCGTTCTTCTTCTTTTCGGCCATCAACTGATTCAAAGTCTCCTCCATATATTCGACCCGACCCGTCTTATACGCCTCCGGATGGAAGGGAACCCACAATCCGACAGGACCGACGAACACATCATGATTCGGGTCCACCTCACGCAACATCTGACAACGCAATTCCGCCTCCTTCTGCGATCCGAACACACCGCGTACCTTCAAACCGCGGATAGTCGTCTGGAAATTATGCTTCTCGCCAAACTCGTTCTCTAGATCGTCCTCATGTTTATCTAGGAAAGTCTTGTATTCATCATATATGTTCGTCTTTTGAAGAGTTACCTTCTCCTCTTTAGCAAACTCCTGAAAATCCGCGGAAATCTTATCGAAATTCACATGATATTTGAATGAAACAAAGTTAAGGAACTGGACGAACTTCTCCATCGACTTTTGATAGTCCCAATAATGGAGAAACTTCTCAAAGAAGAAATGTTCCTTCTGCTTCAAAATCGATTCTGGGGATACGAAAGACAAACATGCAAACTTTTGACCGGCAATCGGTTTATCCTCCTCTAACAAATCGATATATTTAGGGTTGACAGCACCGGTTTTGGTTTGTTTAAGTTCAACACCGAGTGGTGCGGCGGACGACGAATCAGGCGACGAAGTAGCGTACATAAGAAGACTAGACTCGAAAATGAATAAACGACGATATAATATACTACATTATAGATATTTAAGTGTTTTAAACGCATTATTTATGTTCAATGGATTCGAATCCATGAATCCATGAATCCATGAATCCATGAATGCACGAATTCGTAAATAATAATTTCTTTCCATTATTTATAATAATATTTCAAATGACTGCTGGAGTTTTTGATTTAGGCGAACTCGTGAAGAGAACCATTAAGTATTTGGTGGAGGGTGTTATGGTGGCTATTGCAGCATATGCTATCCCTAAACGCAGTTTAGCGTTTGATGAGGTTGCACTTATCGCACTGACTGCTGCCGCCACCTTTAGTATCTTGGATACTTATGTCCCTAGTTTGGCTGTGTCCGCCAGGACGGGCGCTGGTTTCGGTATCGGTGCAAACCTCGTCGGTTTCCCAACCCCCCTCCGCGTGTAAAACCGGAATGCTTAGCAAGTTCAACGACGACGCAACGACGACGAAACTGTAATATATATTTACACTAGTATATATTACAGAAATGGTAGTTTTACCAAAATGGAATGAATTCCGGACATTTATAGGAATGCCGCCCCCGAAAAATGAAAGTGGCGCCGTCACAGAAATGCGTGAACGGTTCGGTTCTTATTATTATCATATCGTTGAACGAGACCCCGACCGATATCGCATCTTTATTGCTTTAGGAATAACCTATATTATCGTCTTGCTCGTCCAACAAAAACGTTATTATTGGTGGTATCCAACTTTTAATCTTACCATATCTGGGTTCGGTAAAATGTACCCCGACAGCAAGACCGAGATAAATACCGTCATCACCGAATACATTATGAAACGAATGCCAAGCGATATCGCGTTTTTCAGGTTGACCGATATGAATCCGGCAGCCGCATTCACTACGGTCATAAAACCCGATGAAATGTCCGTTGACGAAATGGACCGCATTATGACAGGAATGCGTGTCATGTTTATTACAAGGACACTTAAATGGATATACAATCGCGCACGACCGGCGCTTGTCGCACCCGAAATCATCAATGAAGATAATGGGACATTATTGCGTTCGGATTCAGCAGATACACCCGCATACCCATCAGGTCACGCAGTCCAGACGTATTATTTAGCGAAGGTACTGTCGCGTAAATTTCCGGCGAAAACTCATGCGCTAATGGAGGTGGCCACCAAGTGCGCGAATATCCGGATTATGGCGGGTCTTCATTACCCAAGCGACCGCGATTTCGGATGGTGGGTTGTAGATCATTATTTGACGGAGGTCTAGCAGAATCTTCGGCACCTCGGCGTACCTCGGCGTACCTCGGCAACCGTCACCGTCTCCTATTCGGCGCCGGATTCTTCGGCTGTCTCGGACATTCGTCCTTGACTGGTTGCCGTCACCGCCTCCTAGTCGGAGCCGGATTCTTTACCAAGTCCAGCATCAACTTCTCATAATCCACGAAATGGTTCTCTATATCGCTATACCCCGGCCGCTGTGTCACGCAAATCGGAGTTATGAGATACCATCGATCAGTGCGTTGAAGTTGTTTCCAATACGCGTCGCACGCATATGAATTTTCATTTCCGGGATTTGCTTCAAGTTGTGCGACTCCTTCTTCAAAATTACGAAGGAGTGTATCATAATACCGACTACAAACCAAATAGCACCCAGTCGTCTGACAATTCGCAATCCGAAAACAGAACGGTGATTCTATCTTGAACGGTGGATAATTATTCCCCGAAAAAAGCACGACATCCCAATTATCTTGAAAACTAGAGAAAAACGAATTCACCTGATTCGCCAGGATTTCCGGATGTTTCACAAGCGCATCATCCTCCATAATAAGGACATGATCCCATCCGTTTTGTTTAGCAAATCGAATACACTCAATATGACTTTTAGAACAACCGATCGCACCTCGATTGTGTTTAATGGCCGAAAATCGAGTAATGGGGAAAAATGTGTATTCTTTTGGATACACCCTATATAATTCTTCAAAATGCGATTCAAACTGTGCACGGCGGTCAGGTCGTGAATCCAGATTGATATATATAGCGTGCTTGATATCAGCCATCTTTCGAAGCATCGGCTGTGACATCGGCGGCGATCGATCCATTTCAATATAAATATTGTTTTCTAATAATTATTAACACCAATAATTATATTTATATTTATATTTACTCATTATATTTATGTCAAATATAACTTTTTCAACATGTTTATATAATTTGAAAAATCGGCACGGGATAGAGAAACATATCGAATGGATGCGAGGGTTTATTCGTATTGTAAAGAGGTTCAATCTTGTTATTTACACAGATGAAGAATCGTCAAAAGTCATAAAAAAAGAAATTGAAAAAATAAACAGTAAAAAAACGAAGGAATTGATTAAGGTGATCATCAAACCATTTACTCAGTTTTATAATTATAAACACGCAGATTACTGGATAAAGAACAACGACAATCCAGAATGTAAATTGTCTCGTGTGACCGACTGGCGATTGAATATGTTATGGTGTGAAAAAGTCCATTTTGTAAATGAAACAATCGAACACAAGTATTTTGATACAGAGTATTATGGTTGGTGCGATATCGGGTATTTCCGGGATACTCTATTACCGCGATTTACAATGTTAGACGCACACACGGAATACAGTAAAATGATACATAATAACTGGCCGAATCCTTCAAAAATAGATGCATTAGATAAAAACCGTGTTTATTATGGATGTAATATACACCCTGAGTCAATGCATATCGCATCAAAATATTATTCAGATCATTTCCATCCGTCGAATTTAGATAATGAAACTGGACTTCGAATAATAAAATACCACAAAGAAGCGCATTACATTTCTGGTGGATTTTTTATAACAGGGCGTGAAAAAATGAAATGGTGGTGGCATACATTTCAAACCA